CTGACAACCTAATTGCATACGAGATAGACGTAGAAGAGACAATTTAATGAGTAGAGGACTTAATGAAAACTTTAATAATCACCTAGCAGGTGATAGTTTTATTTCATACACTCTTATAGAGATTGGCGTTTATGGTGGCACAACCTTAAAATACACAGACGCACCATATGACATTGAAGCATACTTTGGTGGCACATATCTAGCACAAGGTAATTTTTTAGGTTACAGTGAAGCAAGCGAAACAGCTGATTTACAAATTACAAACATAAACCTTATTTTTACAGCACTAGATATCACAAGTGTAAGACAACTATGCAACAGCAATCAAATCAATCAAACTGTTACTATTAGACGTGTTTTTGTAGATCCAGGCGATAGTGCTCTAGGACTTATTACAGATAGTTCAGGCACAATTGACACAATAGATATTTTTGAAGGATCAATTGGTGGATATAGAATTGAAGATGCTGATGACACAGCAACAGTAACAATTGAAGTCAACAGTCAGTTTACAAACTTTGACAGACGTAATGGTAGACGCAGTAGTCTTAAAAACTTTCAAAGAGAACATCCAACAGACTTTGGTATGGAATACTCACATGAAAGTATGTTAGACATAAAATGGGGTAAGAAATGATTAGACCAATTGCACCAGAAGAATTAGAAAAGTTTGTAGATCTTACACTACTACATTCAAAAGACAGTGGTATGGATCATGATGCTATCAACAGAACATATCTTAGAAAGCAACTAAGAGAAATGTTGATACAAACAAACTATCAAATATTTGTAGCAGAACAAAATAATCGTTTTGTAGGTTATGCAATTGGTGCCATACACGAAAAATTTTATAACGCTAAACTCTATGGTGAATTGCTGTATATTTTTATTGATCCTAGTGTAAGAAATAAAACATTGTTAGATGATTTATTTGCTAGAATGGAAACATGGTTCTTAGACAACAACTGTCTGTTTATGCAGGCAAGTGTTATGGCATACACAAATGAATGGGCATGCCAAGAACAGTATGTAGACAAAGCTCGTGATTATTTTTTCAAAAGAGGTCAAATGAAAGAAGTTGGATATCATTATATCAAACCACTAGGGAGAGATTCATGGGCGGAGTAGTAAAAGCAATCACAGGTATTGTAAAAGGTATTGTCAAAGCTGTCGTAGGCGTTGTCAAAGCTGTGGTAGACTTTGTTGGTGATGTTGTAGGATTTGTTTTGAATCCAATGGGTGCATTTGACACACCAGATGTAGGAGATCCAGGAGAACAAGCACAAGGCGTAGTTATAACAAGACAAGGCACAAACAATCCTATTCCTGTTGTATACGGATTTAGACGCACAGGTGGTATAAACATATTTTCAGAAACAAATGGTGAAACCAACAGATATCTTTATGTTGTGTATGCACTATGTGAAGGACCTATACAAGGTGTAGGTAGAATACTAATTAACGACATTGAATTGCCAGGACCAGCAGGCGGTATCTATGCAATTAATGCCTTACACAATGTTGACAGTGGTAGATACAAAGGCAGAGTCAAAATGGAATTCTTCTATGGAGAAGATAACCAAGGACAAAGTAAGTTAGCAAACGAATCAGCAACATGGCCAAAGAAACCAAGAGCATTACCAGGACTTGCTTATGCTGTGATGCGTTTTGAATGGAAAGAAGTTAAAACACAAGAAGACGCAGACAACAATCCATTTGCAGGTGGTATACCTAATGTTAAGTTTGATGTGTTTGGTAGAAAAGTATATGACGTAAGAGCACACGGTAGCACAGTAGCATTGATTAGTGGCACATATGCCAGCAGACAAAGTGGCGCAAAATACAGTTTCAATCCTGCCAACTGTTTGTTAGATTATTTAGAAAACCCAAGATATGGTTGTGGTATTTCAACTGCTAAAATACATGGTGGCAGTTTTAGGATTGCCGCAGACAAGTTTGAACAGCAGGTCAACTACAGTAGCACACAACAAGGTAGAGCTCTAACTATGAATGCTGTGGTAAACACAGGTGCCAAAGTTATAGAAAACACAAAAATATTATTGGCAGGTGCTAGAGGCACAATGCCTTATTCACAAGGTAGATACAAACTAAAAGTAGAAGATGGCGGTAACGCAACTGACATAACTTCAGCAACTGTAACCGTTGCGTATGATGTTACATCTAAAAATGTTATTGGTGGTATCACAATGAATGGCGAACGTAAACGTTCAAAATTCAATCAAGTGATTGTAAACTATGTCAACCCTGACTTAGAATTTACAAACCAACAAGAAGTATACAGAGTAGATGGTGATAAAACTATTGACAAAGAAGAAGAGCTATCAGGCGAATTTACTTTTCACACAATTACCAATCCTAGTATAGCACAAGACTTGGCACAAATGATTTACAAAAAGTCAAGAAGTCAACGTTCAATTGAATTTACAGGCACACAAGAACTGTTGGATGTAGAAGTTGGTGACATTATAAGAGTAACAGACACAGTATTGGATCTAAATCTACAAACATTTAGAGTGATAGGTATGAAATTGCTTACAGATGGCAATATAGGTATTGAAGCAGTAGAACATGATGCAACAGTATATCCTTTCGTGCAAGGTGAACAAATTGAAATACCACCTAGTTTATATAGACCAGATGAATTTACAGTTATACCTTATGTAAGAGAATTACCAGAAAACGCATTAGGTTTGTTTCCTCCTTTGGATCCAGACATTGATAGTGCAGGTGTTCCGTTTGAATTACCACCAAGTTTTGATACACCACTTACAAAAATTACAAAATTTGAAGACTTTACAAAATTTTATATTCAACCTTATGTGCCTGGTATATCACAAGCGGCATATGGTGATGCTATTGTGTATCTTGCATATAGAGGCAACGTAGGATTTGATGGTCCTAGAGATCCACAGACAGGTGCTAGACTACCTGCTATAAATGTAAATGGAACCACAAGAAAAGACGCAGTTCGCACAGGTAAAGACGTTTCATCATTAGGTTATTTTGCCACAGGTGATAGTGGACTTGCATACTATCCACCTTTTACATCAGCAAGTGTTCCTCCAAGAGGCGGCACAAGTATTGATAGCAGTGGAGAAACACCAGATGGATTTCCTTACATTCTAAATGACAGCGTTTCAACAGATGCAGAAAAACTTACAAACTTCAAATCATATGATTGGGCAAGGATCAATAGAGATGTCTTTGGTCATGCAAAGAGAGGCAGTGACAACTATCTAATGACATTGAACATGCCAAGAGATAGTGTTATAACACATTTCTTAGTAGAACACATTGACAAAACATCAGGACAAGTTATAAACACAGCAAAACTTGCTCTTAGAGATAATAACATAGGTGGACAAAACAATCCTTATCTAAACATAAGAACAAGACAAGATTATGCAACAGGATTATATCATCCAATTGATTATGCTTTTTATCCTAGATCAAAAAATGCTTTTATAAGTGTTAAATGGTTAAAAGAAACAGAAGTAGCACTAATGGAATTTGCAGACGGCAGTAATTTATATGAATTCAAACAAACATATCCAGATGGATATCAATATGACATAGGCGGAGGCAATGTAAGACGTGATACTAACATTGAAGCATTCTTCAACTATCTAAATGAATTATGGTTTAGTAGTTCAACATCAAGCACAAATGTCAGCTTTACGCAGAACTTAGGTGGGTAGAACATGGGTGTAGGAAACGGATATTTTAACGAAACATATGGTTATTACCAAGCAAAAACTAATCTAACTTGGGACACCTACGATGCGGCAAGTTCAGGTAATGATTGGGATAGTTGGGTCAATTGGGACAGCAACAACATCACAATTGGTATGCCTGTTCAACCAGAATTACCACTTGTTTATACCACAGACATAATTGACTATGGTAGTATTGCAGTATTCAACGTAAACATAAACGTAGACGCAACCAATGCCCCAACATACACAATTAGATATGGTAACACTCTAGAAAGTGCAGGTCAAATAGACGTAGCAGGCACAATTAGCGTTGATGCAGACACAACAACAGTGGCACCTATCAGTGCAAGATATGTTCAAGTAGATGTTAGTGTAGATACCCAATTTGATAGTGCTGGTGATACAAACGACAGCGATTTAATCTATATGCCATATATAAAAAGCATAAACGTAGAACTAAAAGCAGAACAAAGACAAAAGTTTTTGAAAGACATCAATAGTGCAACTCTAAGTGGCACAACAGGTAGACGAACTCTCAGCAGTGATACAATAGCAGGCATTGGTAGTGTAAGTTCAATTGTATGCCAAGTGCATTTGCCTGATCCTAAATATGTAGCAATAGACTATGTAGAACAAGATGTAGATAGTGCAGAAGATGATTATATATCATCATTTACAAATGAAACACCTGTTATCTATGTGAACAAAGATAGTGTTCCGCCAGAGTTAAATATATTTGACTTTGACACATACAGTCACAGAGAAAGAACTGAATGTGTGTTTGATGCAATAGTAACAGGACTGCCACAGCTCAGAAGAGATGCGACAGGTAATTTAGTGGAGGATCTATAATGGCGTGGCCAACAGCAAAACCAAACAACACATCATTTGATGCTGACAGTGACAGAATAAGTGATTCAAGAGCAGACTTACTAACAATGAGTCAAGCAGTAAATGACATTGTAGATTTTATAGAACTAAACGCTATTGGTGATGATCAAATATTGCAATACAACAGTTCAACAGGTAAATTAGACTTTGTAAGTCCTAACACAGTAGGACCTGCCAGCACAGCAAAATCAGTTGGTGTGTTCTTTGCACCTACTTTAGAAATTATAGCAACAGAAGGAACTATAAGTTCAGACGTTGTAGCTGTGGCAAAAACTATTGTTGTTCAGCACGTTGGTGATCCAGATAGTGCATACAACTATGACATTGACCTACAAAATTATGTAGGCAATCAAAAGGTAGTAGTAGTGCATGATGGTGAAAGTGTAGACATAGGCAGTATCAATACCAGAGTGTTATACAACGGCACACTGATTACATCAATGAGTTCAACTCCACTAGGCACAAGCACAGTTGGAGAATTTCATATTATTGACACAGGCACGGCAGATAGTGCAGGCAAGAATACCTATGTGAAGTTTCACGTAGCAACAAATAATGGAGCAGTAGCTTCAGGAACAGAAAAAGTAACATAAGGAGAAAGACATGGGATGGGGAACAGCAGGAAATGTATCAACAACCAATTTAAGTGCAGGCACTGATAGTCCTGCCCTAGCAAGAGCAGATCTTAAGGCCGCTCTTACAGAACTAACAAACGTAATCAGCGGACGCAACACAGCAAATGGTGTTGTAGGGTTGAATGCGAGCACTAAGATTGCGGCAACTTATTTGCCAGATGAAATCAATAGTGCAAGTGGCAACGATCTAACACTAGATCCTAGCACAGACAAAGTGAAGTTAGAACATATTCTAAACTTGAATCCACAGACAGTAGCACAACTAAACGCAAGAACAGACATACAACAAGGCGATATTGCGTTTTGTTCAAACGGAGACGCAGGCGCAGAATGTCTTGCTGTCGCTGTAATTGAAAGTGATAGTGCTGGTGCTCCTGATTGGAAAATAGTTACCATAGGAAATGCAATAGCAACTTCTTAACAAAGTAAAGGACCTGAAGTAATGGGTTTTAAGAGACACGATCCAGTGACACTTGATATAAACAAACAACGATATGAAATGTGGTGCAACACACGATCATGCCCTGGTTGTAATTCAGATAGAATTCACATACGCAAAATAGGCAATCACGGACAAATGAAAAGGGTGTTAGACTGCTATGAATATGGCCAACCCTATTTCAAATTCAATTGTCCAAAATGTCAAACGTCATGGCACTCAACACAATTACATAAACCAGTAATTTTTTAGTTGACATCATTCACTTTTGAGTGTATATTGTATATGTATGATAAATACATATGGAGTATACAACAGAGGAGAATACTATGATTACACGACTAAAACAACACAACAATCACCAGACTACTATGCGAAGATGTGTAGTAGGCCCACACTTTGCAGAACTAAGATGCCTAGATTGCGATACGCATATTCAATGGTTAGGTAGAAAAGACTTTTTTGCTTTGCAAATGGGCACACATATTAACA